CGTTCTGCTATCTCATGTAATAAAAAAATTGCATTCGCTTTTGGTTGTGAAACATCTGCTGATATTCGTTTGCATTACTTTTCTGTAAAAGAAGGTGTTAGAAACACGAAAACTGGAGGTTTTTGGAAAATAGATAATAGTGTTGGTGATAAGGTTGAGATAATGATATGCGATATTAAATCTTATATACCTGCGATGTATTATATGATGGCTTTTAATTCTGTGAATAATATTATAACTTATTGGGATGAACCAACTATTACTATGGATTACGAACAACACGAATTCCATAATATAATTCACAACAACTGGAAAGAAAATTTGATCCCTAATGTTGTTTTATGTTCTGCTACTTTACCCAAGATTCATGAATTAACAGAAACGATATCAGATTTTAAAGATAAATTCAAAAATTCAATTGTTCATAATATTGTAAGTCATGATTGTAAAAAAACAATTCCTTTAATAAACAATTCGGGATATGTAGTTCTTCCCCATTACATAAGCAATGATTATCAACAAATATTAAATATTGTTGAGCATTGTGAAAATTATTTAACATTACTTCGTTATTTTGATTTAAAAGAGGTTGTTAATTTTATTTGTTTGATTGTTAAAAACGAAGATACAAATGAGAATAAATGGGTTCAACCAGGATGTTCTTTGGAAAGATATTATACTTGTTTGGATGAAATTAATATTGTTTCTGTTAAACTGTATTATTTAAAACTACTTAAAAATATAATTCCTGGACAATGGCAACAAATATACGAAATTCTTTTAGATAAAAGAAAAAAGAGGATTTTAGAAAATAATTTAGTTGATAGCAAAGGAAACCGAATTACGAGGTCAGTTAGTATTGGACCAGGTACTTGTACTGGTACTGTTAGCGTTTCCCCTAAAAACGAAGGTAAACCTTTAATGAGAATGTCTAGTACGCCTGTATGTAAAACAGAAAATATACTAGAAAATAAAAAAACAGAAGAAACGAATTCCGCTATTTATATAACAACCAAAGATGCATTTACTTTAACATGTGGTCCCACTATATTTTTGGCAAACAATGTTGAAAAAGTAGCTAAATTTTGTATTCAACAAGCGAACATCCCTTCTAAAGTAATGGATGATATAACAGAAAAAATTAATTACAATAATACAATTAATAAAAAAATAGAAGATATTGAGAAAAAAATAGAAGATATTCAAGAATCTAACGATAAAAATAAAGACGTAGAAATTTCAAAGAGTAATGGTCATTCAATAGAAATAAAAAATAAAAAAAAGACAGAAAACATATCCAAATTTAATGATTTAGATTTTGGCGGTTTAAAAGACGTAAGAAAATTAGCAAATGAATTGGAAATGCTAAGATCGATGATTAAAGTCATTAAATTAAATGATACCTTTGTACCTAATACTCAAACACATTTTAATAAATGGACGGAAAATATAAATATTAAAAATTATTTTACAAGTAATATAGAAGATGAAACAATTGTAAAAATAATGATGTTGAATAATGTAGAAAATAGTTGGAAAGTGTTATTATTAATGGGAATTGGTGTTTTTACCAATCACGAAAGTATTGAATATACTGAAATTATGAAGAATTTAGCGGATAGACAATGTTTATATTTGATTATTGCTTCTAGTGATTATGTTTATGGTACAAATTACCAATTCTGTCATGGATATTTAAGTAAAGATATAAATGACACTCAAGAAAAAATAATACAAGCAATGGGTCGTATTGGAAGAAATCGTATAAATCAAGAATATACAATACGGTTTCGCGAAGATGAACAATTTATGAAAATATTTACTAATGATGTTGATAAACCTGAAGTAAAAAATATGAATAAATTATTTAGTTCGGGTTTGTAATATAATATATAAAAACAACTTAAAGAATAATATAATATATAAAAACAACTTAAAAGAATTTATTTTTTAACATTTGCGCGACAAAGCGGACAAACAATTTTATGATTTGTATTTTGTTCTCGAATGTTTTCCTCGTTTATTTTTATTAATTGTGAACAACAACTTGAACAAAATGAGTGTTCACAATTAAACATTTTATATTTTTTTTTTAATTCATAACATATTAAACATATAGTATTATCATTATCGTTATCATCATAATTATCTGAAAATATATTATTTTTACCATAAAATAATGAGTATATCGTTTCTCTTGGGCTTGAAAATGAATTTATTATATTTGCTTGCGTTTGGATATAAACAGGGCGAATATAAAAAGCAAGTAAATCTAATCTATTTCTTGAATACATTTGGGAAAATGTTAATGTGTTTGACGGTTTTATAGGTTCGCCATCTTCGCTGCGTCTATACCCTATTTGTCCAACTTCAACAATTTCAACGTCTTGAATATTTCGCAATTGTCTTTTAAAATTATTAAAAGACATACTTTTAATATTATTCAAAAATTCTCTCATTGTCCAATCGAGAGAAACTAATATTACCATAGTATGGCAAGTATTAACAATTTTAAAAGGAAATGATATTTGTCTTGACATTTTGGTTTTTTATTTTGATTTCTTTTTGATTTGTTTTACAATTAATAAAATAAATCAAATGTTTTCAATTTTATTTTATATAAATTTATTGTTTTTCATTTTTACTTTTGTTGTTATCATAAAAAATATTTTTATTATTATCACAAACATTATTTTTATTTTGTGAATTGTTTTTTGTAATAATATATTGTCCACAAGGACCACAATGATCTTCGTTTGATAAATCTATTTTGTTATTTGTTTTTATATCACAATAATCTATATTCCATCTACCCAATGGGTTTTTTACTTTTTTTGTTATTAAATTACCAAAAAATTTTATATATTTAAACATACATAACATATAAAATTCGGTTTAATATATTTTATATTTTTATATTTTTATATTTTTTATATTTTTTATATTTTTTATATTTTTTTGTAATTATATTATTCTAAACACACAATACAATTCTATACATAATACAATTCTATACATAATACATTTCTATACATAATACATTTCTATACATAATACATTTCTATACATAATACATTTCTATACATAATACATTTTGACACACAATACATAATACATAATACATAATATTTATGAACTGTAGGCCAAACCACCCATACCACTCATAATACGAAGAACGTTGTAGTTGGTAGCATAGACACGAACCTTGGCAGTGTTTGTACCCTGGACAGTTGCGTTGGAAAGAACAAGCTGAAGAGTAGCATTGTCAATACGTGAGAAGTTGCAAGTACCTGATGGCTGATGTTCTTCAGGACGAAGTGCAAATGAGTAAACATTAATACCTTCATCTGGGCTGCGAGTATGTGATTGGTATGGCTGAACAAGTGAGAAATAAGTTCCTTCGCGCTCCGAGAAACGGTCTTGTCCATTAAGTTGTAGTTTTGCAGTGACAACTGGGTTTTGTCCCCAACAATGCATATCAATAGATGACTCAGTAAGAACAAATGTACCAGCATCAGAAACAGTGGATTCATTTAATCCATGAGGACCAATATCTTGAACGTATCCACCATTACTGTAGAGGTTTGTAGAACCAGTTGATGGAACAACAGGGACCGTAATACCTCCCAAACCAGGTTCGTTGTAAGGATTTGAAGGTCCATGCCAGTATCCAGACCATCCAGCTGGGAAATAAGCATCATCTGCACCTGCATCATTGAACAAACCATTAGCGTTAATGAATGCATTGCTATTAGCAGAAACACTTTGTGGGCCTCCAAAAGCATGGATTGCGTTTGGAAGAGCATCAATTGCATCAGTGTAGTTAAATGGCTGTGCACCCAAAACCTTGAAAAGAAGGGCATCACAAACAAGAGATGAACAGTAATCTACGTTCTGATCTGGCTGGACAACCCAAATAAGTTCCTTAACTGGGTGGTTAAAGTTCAACTTGATTTTGTTAGAAGAACTACCTACAGATTCATCACCAGTGAATTGAAGCTGTGTAATTAAATACTCGTGAGGGTTCTGTGCCATTCTTCGACGCTCCTCTGTATCAAGGAATACGTAATCAACATAAAGTGATGCAGCTACAAGTGATTGATTGTATGCGATCGTTGCTGGAACAGGTCGTCCAGGAGTGTACTGGTTAGCTGAATTAATAGGAGGTCCACTGTTGCAATTCAATGTGGTGACCGCCCACAAACACTCATCAATGGGGCGGATATCAAGATTAATCTTGACTTCGTGGTATTGAAGAGCAATTAATGGAAGAGCAAGACCT